AGAGAGTGGATAAGGAAACTAGCTAACCAAGGATATTTTCCACATCCATCTGTGCTAGACATGAAACAAAAAGAATTCCAAGGGATGCAATATCAAAGATTAGAGGCAATGTTATATGAAGCTGCAGATGAGGAAGCATCAGAAGATTTTGAATTTAAATCTCTAATATATAATTTTATAAAAAAGACCACGGTCAGTTACGACAAATCAGCTTTGTTTAATCAGGGCTGTTATGTAAATCAAGAGACAAAAGAATTAGACTTTAGATTACCTAATCTAATGAATTATTTAAAAGCAAGAAACATAAAAATAAATGTTAACCAATTAACTTTTAAACTAAAAGAAGTTTTGAAAGCAAGAAAAGTAAATGGAACTGTTTATGATGAAGTTCTTAAACAAAACAAATCATGTCCAACTTGGAGATTTGAGGCAGACACAAACGAATATGTTGTTCAAATAACAGGAACAGAAAGGAAAGTAATAGAGCATGACGAAAAAGATTAGAATAGCAGGGCCTCCAGGCACTGGTAAAACCACAAAACTAGTAGAAATATATTACGATCATTTAATAGATAAATATTCTCCCGCCGATATAATAGTTATTTCGCATACTAATACAGCTGCGAATCACATAAGAGATAAAATATATTCTGATGAAAGCATACAAGATTATCAGAATAAAACAGGTAACGAGATATTTAGATTAATAAAACAGTCAAAAGAAACACTAAAAGAAAACGTTAGCACCATACATAAATTTTGTAAAGACAGGGTGTTAGGAGATTCTTTTTTAATAGAAGACTATCAAATATTAATAAACATACATGAGCTTTTTAACAAACACACCTTTGGCAAAGATTTTCAAGGTGTAGACCTATTATTTAAGAAACATCCTTTTTTTAAATTCATGAGCATGGCAAGAGATAATGGGAAGAATTTTTTAGATTACTACAGGAGTTTAACCTACAAAGAAAAAGAAGAATATAAATACGAACCAGAAGAACTTATTGATCTAGAAAAAAAGTATACGGCGTTTAAGAATAATGAAAAGATAAATGACAGATCAAGAAGTATTTTAGACTTTCAAGATATGGTGGAAAAGTTTTCAGATAACGAACAAACGTCAGAGGAAGTTTGCGCTGATATTAAAGTGTTAATAGTAGACGAAGCTCAAGACTCTAGTGTAATACAAAGAAAAGCAGAGAGGGTCATGTCGAAGAATGTAGAATATTTTTATAAAGCAGGAGATCCTGATCAATCAATATTTGAATTTGCAGGGGCTGATCCTGATTCATTTCACAAAGAGTTTGCAAGGCCCGAAATAGAATTAGAACAAGGTCACAGGTGTCCAAGGTTAGTAAACGAATACTGTAAGGATATTATTAAACCAATATGGCAACACTATAATTATTCTAGAGTATGGAGACCAAGAGAAGAAAATGGTTTAATTGTAGAGGGTGAAATATTTGAAATGTCTGATTTGGCGCAAGACCCTTTTGCGTCAGAATTAAAAAATAGAATATTAAACACGTCAGAAGATTTTGTATTTACTTATAGAGGAAATGAGCCGACCAATATGATATCGTATTTAAAAGAACTTGGTATGCCAATTAAAGTTCCAAAGAATGCAAAACTTAAATTTAAATATCCCACTGCAGAAATAAATAATCATAGAGCATTTTTATCTTTATCACGTGGAGAAAACGTTTCACTTGCTAAAATTAAATCGATGTTAAAAAGTGTAGATCCACAATATCTTGCCTCTGATAAAAATATAGAAGACGAAGATAGAGGAAGCTATGATAAAAAATGGTTAGTAGAAAATAAATATTTAGTTTCAGGTGTCATGAATACGGACGATTTTCAATTAATAAATAAAATAAATTCAATAATAGAAAAAAACTACATAAGAAAAATTGTCAACAATAACAGAGATTTAGGCGACAAAAGAATATTTTTAGAAAACATACACACTATAAAAGGTAAAGAATTTGACAACGTTGTTTTAGATATGACGTTAACAAATGAAGAAGAGGATTTTGTGAAAAGACGTATGGCTTTTGTAGCATGCTCTAGAGCGAAAAAGACTCTTTGGACTTTAAAAAGTAGAACAAATATAACATTACACAGGAGGGCATATGACGCATAAAGATATATTCAAAGAAGCGTTTCCACAGAACAGACAAATAGGTGGATCACATTATAAAAAAATGAAAATACAGCCGTATGAATTTATATCAAAAAATGATCTTTCGTTCTTTCAAGGCAACGTAATAAAATACGTATGCAGGTACAAGTTGAAAAATGGTGTACAAGACCTAGAAAAGATTATACATTATTGCGAGTTGGAAATAAAAAAATTAAAAGATACTAAATGATATCAGAATTACCTGAAGTTAAAGTAAAAGACGGTGACGTAGTCGCTGTTGACTTAGAGACATACGACCCAAACCTCAAAACTCACGGATCAGGGGCCATAATTGGCAAAGGTAAAGTATGCGGAATCGCACTTGCATATGATGATAAAAAATTTTATTTTCCGATAGCACATAAAGAAGACGAGGGCCCTGCATCAAACCTCGCACCTAGTTTAGTTTGGAGAAGTTTAAATAAAAAAATATTTCAAAACGAAAAAGTTAAAAAAGTATTTCACAACGCAATGTATGATGTGTGTTGGATAAGAGCTGTAACAGGCATGATGTTAAAAGGACCTATTTATGACACCATGATTGCAGCATCCATCATAGATGAAAACAGGCAACGTTATAGTTTAGATTCTTTAGCAAAAGATTATCTCGGAGAGTCTAAATACAAAGGTGATTTAACCGATAGAGCTCTAGAAGAGCATGGAGTATCTGACCCGATGTCTAACATGCACTTGTTACCACATGACTTAGTTAAAGATTATGCAGAGCAAGACGTGAACTTAACGTTGCAGCTTTGGAAAAAGTTTGAAAAAATAATTAAAACTCCAGTGAATACAAAATCAAAAAATAAAAAAACTTTAGAAAACATTTTTGATTTAGAAACTAGATTGTTTCCTTGTCTTGTTGAAATGAGATTTAAAGGTGTAAGAGTTGATGAGGAAAAAGCAAAACTATTGGGAGGAGACTTAAAAAAAGAACAAGCAAAAATAATAGAGGCTATAAAAAAAGAAACAAAAATAAGTGTGGATATATGGGCTGCAGATTCAATTCAACCTTTATTAGAGCAACAAAAAATTACTGATTACAAAGTAACACCAAAAACGGGGCGAGTTAGTATAACAAAGTCTTATTTAGAATCACACCCCAACAAATATTTAAAAATGATTGCAAAAGCTAGACAACTTGATAAACTATTTAACACTTTTGTGCACGGTATTTTAAAATTTGTACATAAAGGTAGAATTCACGCAGAAATAAATCAAATAAGATCTGAAAAAGGTGGTACGGTCACTGGAAGATTCTCTATGTCTAATCCAAACCTACAACAAATTCCATCAAGAAGTGACCAAGGCAATAAAATAAGAGGTCTATTCCTTCCAGAAGAAGGCCACAAGTGGGCATCGTTTGACTACTCACAACAAGAGCCAAGACTTGTCGTACACTATGCTTTAAAAAATGGTCTACACGGAGCAGACGATATGGCAGATGAGTATAATAAAAATCCAAACACAGACTTTCATGAGATAGTTGCAAAGATGGCTAAAATAACAAGAAAACAAGCAAAAACTATTAATTTAGGACTATTTTATGGCATGGGTAAAACAAAATTAGCGAGATCTTTAGAGTTAGAAGACGACGAAGCAAAAGAATTATTTAATCAATACCATACAAAAGTACCTTTTGTTAGAAAGCTATCTAATGGGCTTCAAGATTTTGCAGAAAAAAATAAAAATATTTTTACGTTAGAAGATAGGTTCTGCAGGTTTGACAGATGGGAGCCTGTAAACAAAGAATGGAACGCTGAAAAAGGTGTGTTTGAAATTAGTGAGTATAAAGAAGTAGAAGGTAAAAAACAAATAGTAAGGTCTTCGGTACCTATATTAAAAAGAGAAGAAGCAGAAAATAGATACCTTGCAAACAAAGTAAGAAACCAAGAAGCAAATGATCCTAATTGTAAAAATTTTGAGGACTACTATAGGCCAGCTTTTACATACAAAGCTTTAAATAGATTAATACAAGGATCAGCCGCTGATATGACAAAAAAAGCAATGGTCTTATTATTTGAAGCAGGTATTGTTCCACATATACAAATACATGATGAACTTTGTTTTTCAATAAAAACAGAAGACGAAGCTAAAAAAATAAAAGACATCATGGAAAATGCTATTGAATTAAAAGTGCCTAACAAAGTAGACTATGATTCTGGTCCTAATTGGGGTACAATAAAGTGAGGATAAAATATGTCTTATTTAAATGCAAACATACCTGTGGAATATGCACAGATAAGAAGAGAGTATCTTTATGATCTTAAAAAACACCATGGCGAGGTTGAAGACTGCATCATCTTTGGCGTTACGTGTATCACTGGGCGTGCTTTACTATTTCATGCTATCATGGAAAATGGTGCAATATTTTATCGCCTGCCAATTAGCGCGTTTATTCAAAGAGGATTTAAACCAGATGACGTCCCCAAGAGACGACTTGATGAACTTCAGCTCTGGAATTCTTTTAGTTACTTCCCTGCTGTTACTAGTTGGGATATTTTAGAATCACAAGCAGGTAAACCTCTCTTT